CCATGACTATGAGAGCGTGAAAGAAGACATTACACACTGGTTGCAAAAAGTAAAAATAGGTGGAATATTAGCTGGTCATGATTATAACTGGAGTGGCGTGAAAATTGCAGCCCATGAACTAATCGGAGAAAAAAATATTGTATCTAAAAATGGGTGTTGGATTTATGAAAAAACCGGAATTATTTAATCAGTCCTATCAAAAAGAATGGTCAGAAACTCACAGATATAAACATATTCATACTGGTGAGCATTGCACATTTGAAGCATATGTTGCAGAATATATAGTTATTCGTAGATCAGAAAAATTGAATCTTGGTAAGCCATCGTATAAGTTTTGGACCAAGGGAGATCCTTTGCATTGGATATGGAAAAAACAGCATGGTGCAGCATTGCAGCTAAAGAAAAAATATAGCGAAGAAGCAATACTTAAAGCTATTCAGTCTAAAGATTTTGATAAATTGCTTGTTATTGGAATACAAAATGGTAGAGGATATAAAATAAATCCAGAAGCCGAAAAGGTTATTGCCAAATATCATAAACAAATTGAAGACGATAAAAATAAGACAGTTGTAAATCTTGAAGTTGTTGAAGAAAAGAAAACGCTTGAAACTAGATCGACACAGAGCTATAATAAAGCTCAGAAGCAAACAATCAATCAATTGAGGAACCTATGAGCAAAGTAAAGAAGGCTAGCAAATTCACGGAAGATTTGGTAAGCAACAATATAGTCAACAAGTATGGCGACGTTGTACGGAGCGGCACAGAAGTCCTAGAGAATATCAACAATCTTAATGTGATTGGCGTATCCCCAGCCTTGGACATTGCTCTGGGTGGTGGATTAAGAGAAGGCTCCGTTGTTGTTATGACGGGAGATCCAAAGAGTGGCAAAACTACCACCGCTTTACACTTTGCCGCCAAGTGTCAACAGAAAAACAAAAGAGTCATATATGTAAACACGGAAGGTAGACTGTCTAAGCAAAACTTCATTGGCATTAAAGGATTAAATGCTGACAATATACTTATCATAGAATCTACCGATGATAGAGTTCTTTCGGCAGAAGACTTTCTTAATATTATAGAAAGCTATATAAATAATGATCCCGGCTGTTTGATTATTGCTGATTCTCTGTCTAACATGGTGCCAGCGGTGGAGCTTGAGGGTGAGGTTAGAACCGGCGTTAGAAACGCATTGCCACGTTTGCTATCCATGTTCTTCAAAAGAATCAGTGGCACACTAATGAAGAACAAAACAATTCTAGTATGCATCACGCACAATATTGCTAATACTGGCGGATCGCCATATGCTCCACAAAAAATGGCAGATTGTGGAAATATGTTGCAGTATCAAGCTGGCACAAACATGGTTATTACACACAGAGGTAAATGGCAAGTTCCAAAGGATACTGGGCCACACGTTGGTCAAATTGCAAACTGGTCTATTAAGACATCTTGTGCTGGCGGTAGGCCAAACAGTACAGCAGAAAGTTGGATTAAGTATGGTATTGGCATAGATGAAGTTCAAGAGATAATTCACATAGCCTGTGAGTTTAGACTAATCAAAGCATCTGGAGCATGGTATACCATACAATCGGCTGTAGATGAGCCAACCGCTCCAGAAGTTGTGAAAATATTGGAACAGAATAACGTTGGAAAATCTCCAGAAGAAATTGAAAGATTTTTTAAGTTCCAAGGCGTAAATGCTGTGGCGGATTTTCTTAATGCTAATCCAACAATAGCATCTTTTGTATACTCAAAAATTAAGGAGTTGCATTGAAAGTTCGTGGAATTAATGGTAAAGAATACGTATGGAATCTTTCTAAATATGATGTATTTTATGATGACACCAGAAAAAGATCTAAATATCATATACGGGCTAGAAACTTATTAAAAGAGATATACCATAGCTATAGAATACTTGAAGAAGTTAAACTACCGGGAAGCACAGCACTTAATAGAAAATCTGTTCTCTATCTTGACTTTTATATTCCATCAATAAAGCTTGGAATTGAAGTACATGGCGAACAACATTATGAATTTTGTCCATTCTTTCATAAGAACATGGCAGATTTTTTAAAGTCCAAAGCCAGAGATGAAGATAAAATAGAGTGGTGCGACATCAACGACATAAACATTGTAATCCTAAATTATAAAGAGAGTGATGATGAGTGGCGAAAACACATTAACAGCGTCTGAAAAACTATCAGAACATCTTAATTTAATCAATGCCTATATAGATCTTAGCAATACCAAGTTTTCTTCTTTTCGTGAAGAATATTTATTAGCCGCTAATCTATCATCAGAAGATTTGAGAAAATTAACACAACAAGAAGCATTTGATACGTCTTATTTATTGTATGGATATGCAACATACATACAGGATGAGATTAATAAAAATAAGGTTGCTTTAAACTGGTGTAATGACCAGCTTGAAAAATTGGTGGTATCGCATAATGATGAATTCGGTCAATACACAAAACATGAAGTTAAACGACAGATTATCATAAAGAATAATACATACGCAGCATCAGTAGATCGTATGAGAGAGGTGGCCGAATCTAGATTGATAGCTTTAGATGGAAAGGTATACGAACTCAAACGCAAAGCTGATATTCTTTTAGAAAAAGGAAAAAGAACATGAACGAATTTAGTGGATTTATAGATTCTTTATCAGATGAGCAGAAGAAGAAGCTACTACAAGCTTTAGGAAATGAAAATCCTACACCTGTTAAGACTACTCAAGTAGATGAAAACTTTGTTATGAAAAGGGCAGATACAACATCTCAAACTAGGAGAAAAGAAGCCGTGAAAGCTAGAAATAATGAATGGGAAGACACTGGAGAGTTTAGAGATATTTCAACACCAGATGTTGAAAGAACTCCAAGACGCAGACCTCCTCCACAAAAGTCAGATGTTGAATGTCATGTTTGTGGAAAGTCTTTTAAGATAGATCCACGATTTGCTTATGGAGAGTATTATCGTTGCAACAAGTGTTCTGGAAAGAAATAATAATGGATGAAAAACTAGTAGATGTTGGTGCAGAACGAGCTTTGCTGGCTGGACTATTACAGCATGGCGTAGATGGATATGTAACTGTTTCTGATATCATCAGTGCAGAGACTTTTGGCGTTGTTAACAATCAGATACTATTTAAGTGTCTTGAAAGAGTTATTAATAACGACCAACAGGTGGACATTCCATCCGTATTGTCATCGGCAGATCAACTAGGATTTTTGGAAGTAATTAATACCTCTCAAGAATTAAAATATCTCAAGTCTTTATTTGAGTTCCCAGTTAACAAAGATAATATTTTTAGCTTTGCTATACAGGCTAAGAAATTTGAATTTGCTCGTAAAATTAAAAAGCTAACAACAAAAATCCACAAAGATATTGAGGACATAAGTGGCACCGAAACCATAAATGAAATTATTCAAATCCTAGAGAATCCAGTAACGGATTTTCTTAGAGAAGATGACGGTGGAGATGTCCCAGAAAAAATTGGTGCTGGAGCAAATGATTACATTCAATTCTTAGGAGATAACAAGTGTGATATTATTGGTATTCCAACTGGATTCAGCAGATATGACGAAGCAATTGGTGGTGGTCTGCGACGTAAATGCGTTGACCTTGTTTCTGCAAGACCCAAAGTTGGAAAATCGGTATTCGCTGATAATGTTGCATTAAACGTTTCTTCTACGGGAATTCCGGTCCTTGTGCTAGATACAGAAATGAGCAAGGAAGATCATCTTAATAGATTAATAGCAAATATAAGCGGCGTTCCTATTAATGATATTGCAACCGGCAAATTTATTAACGATGAAGAAAAACATCAAAAGGTATTAGACGCAGTTAAAAAACTAGAGTCAATTCCATATTGTTACATTAGCGTGGCCGGAAAACCATTTGAACAAATATTGAATCTCATTAAGAGATGGGTTGTGCATGAAGTAAAGAAAGATGACACCGGCAAAACAAACAACTGTTTAATAATATATGATTATCTTAAGCTAATGTCATCTAGCTCTATTACGAATAATATACAAGAATATCAAGCCCTTGGTTTTCAGATAACATCCTTGCATAATCTATGCGTTAAGCTAGATATACCATGCTTATCATTTGTTCAATTAAATCGTGATGGCATCACAAAAGAAAGCACAGATGCCGTAAGCGGATCGGATAGGTTAATATGGCTATGTACTTCATTCTCAATATTTAAGATAAAATCCACAGAAGAGTTAGCAGAAGACGGCCCAAATGCTGGCAATAGAAAATTAGTACCAATAGTATCAAGACACGGTGCTGGCCTAGATGATGGAGATTATATCAATATGGTTATGCAAGGATCACATGCTAAATTAACAGAGTTGAAAACACGAAATGAGTTTAAAAACCAGCCAGTTGGCGACACCGGATTAGCAAATACAGAATCACTTATTAAAATAAAGATAGCCAATGGACTTGAAGAAAATCAAACAGAAACTGAATGAAAACTGCGAAACTGTTTTCACCAAGCTTAACATGAAATATGAAAGGTTTGGAGATAATATATATTGCACATGTCCCATTCACGATAGTAGCGATAACCCAAGAGCATTCTCATATTCAGCCAGTAAAGGTATATGGAAATGCTGGACCAGAGATTGTCAACATCAATTTAAAAATGATATCTTTGGATTAATTATTGGTGCTTTATCAGCACAGTCTGGGGAAGATATTGATTTTTCAAAAGCTCTCAAGTGGGCATGTAAACTACTAAATATAAATAATACATATACTAAAATTGAACAAACAGATCTAGAGGTAGAAGATGATTTTGTTAATATGGTATCTACTATAAACCATATCGCAGAAATATACAAGCATAAAAAAATTGATATACAATGTAATGCTGTTATGCCATCAAAGTATTTTTTAAACCGTGGATTTGCAGCAGAAACTCTAGAACATTTTGAGGTAGGAGACTGTGAAGAATCTAGTTCAAAAATGCGTGGACGAGCTATAATACCTATACACGACGATACTGGCACAGATTATGTTGGAATGATAGGAAGAACAACAAAAGAATATGTCTCACCAAAATTTCTTATTTATCCCAAGGGGTTTGATAAGAGACATTTCTTCTATAATTATCACAGAGCAATCCCCAAAGCTATTGAAACATCTTGTCTATATATTGTGGAAGGACAAGGCGATGTTTGGAAATTATACGAAGCTGGGGTGTTTAACGTTGTAAGCATTTTCGGAAAAACAATCAGCAAAGAACAAGAAAACAAGCTAATTAAACTCCCTATAACACATTTAGTTATATTGACAGACAATGATCAAGCTGGAAGAGAAGCCAAAGTTAAAATCAAAAGACAGTTAAGTAGATTCTATAAGTTAACATTTCCAAAGATGCTAAATAAAGATGTTGGCGATATGTCAATAGAGCAGATTCAAAATCAGATTTTATCGAAATTGAAAGGAACGTATTAATGGCTAAGATTATAGGTATCTCTGGTAGAAAGCAGTCTGGTAAGAATACTGCTGCTAATTACATCAACGGGTGTGTTCTAAAGATTAAAAATATGGTATCAGATTTCTTTATTAATGATGATGGAAATTTAGCTATTAATACTGTGGACCAATCTGGTAAGTCTGGTTATGGTATTCTTGATGTTACTAGAAAAGATAGAGCCTTTATTGAATACGCAGAAAAAGAA